GTAGTTGCAAACGGATTTGAACAACTCAACTCAATGCCTGAGTGGTATCAGTATAGCCTTGGTGTTATTGTTGCTGCCAGCTTTGGTGTACGCAGTGCTACTAGGTTGTTTGGTAAAGGGAAGTCCTAGCGCAGATGTGGAGTATGCACGACATAACAACAGAAGAGCAAGCGAGGAATAATCGTGAAAGTAGCAATGGAAAGAATACTAGCGTGGAAGATACTACCTCGTTTGATGATGATTATGATGTCAATATCCGCTTGGCGGGTAGTGGAGTGGTTTATGACATTACCAGACCCAACCAACGCACAAGCAGGTCTAGTGAGTGTAGTCACGGGGGCTATGACAGGTGCATTTGCGGTATGGATGGGACATGAGAAATGAAATATAGCAGACACGACTTTATAAAAAAATTAATTACGCATGAAGGGCTACGCCTTGAAGTATATAAAGACTCACTTGGAATTGATACTATTGGTATCGGACGTAACCTAGAAGACCGTGGCATTACTAAAGAAGAACTTGATTGGATGGACATTCCTAATATGGCTATTGTTCACACAATGGGTATTACTGAAGCTGATGCTATGTATCTAGCAGAGAATGACGTGCAGATAGTCGAAGAAGAACTTGTTCGTGCGCACCCTTGCGTTAACAAGCTAGACGCTGTACGTCAACTTGTAGTTATGGATATGGCATTTAATATGGGTGTGCCACGTCTATGTAAGTTTAAAAACATGTGGAATGCTATCCACGAAGAAAATTATATTGCTGCGGCAAAAGAAATGCTTGACAGTAGGTGGGCAATTCAGGTAAAATCACGTAGTACAAAATTAGCAAACGCAATGCATAATGGTGAGTTTTAATGGCTAGACAACTAACGGATAAACAACAAGCACTACTCAACGTCCTCTTTGAAGAAGCGGGTGGTGACTTAGTGCAAGCAAAGAAACTGGCGGGATATGCTGACACTTCTAGTACTTCAGAAATTGTTAAAGGTCTTAAAGAAGAAATACTTGAGGCAACTCAAATGTACATGGCACGTAATGCGCCGAAGGCTGCGATGGCTATGGTAGGTGGTCTACATGACCCAACTGAACTAGGCATTCGTGACAAGATGGCAGCAGCTAAAGAACTACTTGACCGTACAGGATTGGTTAAGACTGAGAAGATGCAAGTAGAAGCATCGGGCGGTGTAATGCTTATGCCACCTAAAGCAATTGTAGAGGATGATGACTAGCTTTATTCATTGGGATGCACCCATTAAAGAAGGTAGAAAAAAAGATACTTGCCCTAACTGCGTAACTAAAAATATGAAACGTAAGGGCAAAAACAGACGTATATGTTTAGATTGTGATACATTATTTATTAGGCCAACAAATGACACGAAACATAGGCAAGTGGAAACTACCACAGCCAACAGACATTAAAGAAGAAAACGAATGGGTGCAAATACCTCGCATTGCAAGGACTGTACCTTTCGGCTATAAACAGAACGATGAAGACCCCGACATTCTTGACCCTATACCAACAGAGTTAGACCTATTAGAAAAAGCACGTAGCCACGTAAATCAATATAGTTATCGTGAAGTAGCTAACTGGCTTAGTACAAATACAGGTAGATACATTTCACACGTGGGATTAAGGAAACGGTTACAAAATGAGCGAAGACGTAAGAACCAAGCTAAAAGCCTCCTCAAGTGGGCAGAATATGCGGAAACGGCAATCGCCAAAGCGAAAGCCCTCCAAGAAGAAAGAACCGGCTCCAAAGCCAACGGTTGAGATACAACCTATTGAGTATGAAACACAGGCTATTGAAGAAACAGCTAACGTACTATTTAAACCTAATAGTGGTCCACAGACAGATTTTCTAGCTGCAGCAGAACGAGAAGTACTTTATGGTGGTAGTGCTGGTGGTGGTAAGTCTTACGCCATGTTAGCTGACCCACTACGCTACATGGGGCATCCTGCATTCAGTGGATTGCTACTGCGACATACAACAGAAGAATTACGAGAACTTGTATTTAAATCGCAGGAGTTGTACCCAAAAATCTGGCCCGGTATTAAATGGTCAGAAAGAAAAATGCAGTGGGTCGCACCATCTGGCGCAAGGTTGTGGATGTCGTATCTGGATAGAGATGATGATGTCTTGCGTTATCAGGGTCTAGCGTTTAGCTGGATAGGCTTTGACGAACTAACCCAATGGGCCACACCATACGCATGGAATTACATGCGGTCTCGTCTACGGTCCACTGCACCTGACTTGCCTATATACATGAGAGCAACAACTAACCCCGGTGGTCGGGGACATCATTGGGTTAAGAAAACATTTATCGACCCTGCACCTTACAATAGAGCATTCGATGCAACAGACACAGAAACAGGAGAAGTACTCCGCTACCCAGCAGGACATGCAAAAGCTGGGAAGGCACTATTTAAACGGAAATTTATCCCAGCAAGATTATCAGACAATCCTTATTTGGCAGAGTCGGGTGATTACGAAGCAATGCTACTCTCCATGCCTGAACAACAAAGAAGACAACTTCTTGAAGGTGACTGGGATATTAAAGAAGGTGCAGCATTTACTGAGTTTGACCGTCATATTCATGTTGTTGAGCCTTTCGATATACCTAACAATTGGGTTAAGTTTCGTGCTTGTGACTATGGCTATGGGAGTAAGTCTGGTGTTATATGGTTTGCTGTTGCACCTAATGAACAACTTTTTGTTTACAGAGAACTATACGTTTCTAAAGTCCTTGCCACAGATTTGGCAGATATGATATTAGACTTAGAAGCTGGCGATGGTAATATTAAATATGGAGTGCTTGACTCTTCTTTGTGGCATAAGCGTGGGGATACTGGCCCTAGCCTTGCAGAACAAATGATTGGCAGGGGATGTCGTTGGAGACCATCAGACAGAAGTAAAGGCAGTCGTGTAGCAGGTAAGAATGAAATACACAGACGCTTACAGGTAGATGAATTTACAGAGGAGCCTAGACTTGTATTCTTTAATAGCTGCACAAATGTCATATCACAGTTACCGTCCATCCCTTTGGACAAGAAAAATCCAGAAGACATTGATACGCATAGTGAAGACCACTTGTATGATGCGTTGAGATATGGTATAATGTCCAGACCAAGATTTAGTATATTTGACTACGACCCAATGGGAAGACCTAGCACTGGTATGCGTGTAGCAGACAGTACATTTGGTTATTAAGGAAAAAACTATGGCTGAAGATGAAATTATGATTGAAGACGATGCAATTGCATTAGAAGATACTGATGATTCTATTGTTGAGGATGCAGAACTTTCTTCAATTATTCCTTATATTAACGAAAAGTATCAACGAGCAGAAGACTATCGTGAACAAGATGAAGACCGTTGGTTACGTTCTTATCGTAACTACCGTGGTTTGTATGGGCCTGACGTGCAGTTTACGGAAGCAGAAAAGTCTCGTGTATTTATTAAAGTAACTAAAACAAAAACATTAGCTGCATACGGTCAAGTTGTAGATGTACTATTTGCTAATCAAAAGTTTCCTTTGACCGTAGACCCAACAGAACTTCCAGAAGGTGTGGTAGAATCTGTTAGCTTTGACCCACAAGAACCAGAACAACTACGTGGAGAAACTGCATTATCTAGCCCGTATGGTTTTGCTGGTGACGGTAATGACTTGGCTCCGGGTGCTACTGCAGTATCTTTGCAAGAAAAGTTAGGTTCTCTTACAGAAAAACTAGAACCTGTATCTGATAAATTAAAAGAAGGTCCGGGTAAAACGCCTACTGCAATTACTTTTAGTCCTGCGATGATTGCAGCTAAGAAAATGCAGAAGAAAATACATGATCAGTTAGAAGAGTCTGGTGCAAGTAAACATATGCGTAACTCTGCATTTGAAATGGCTTTGTTTGGTACAGGTGTAATGAAAGGCCCATTTGCAGTAGATAAAGAATATCCTAATTGGAATGACGATGGTGAGTACGACCCACGTTTTAAAACTGTACCACAAATACAACATGTATCAGTATGGAATTTTTATCCTGACCCAGACGCTACTAGTATGGACGATGCACAATATGTAATCGAAAGACATAAAATGTCTCGTACACAGTTGCGTGGACTAAAGAAACGCCCATACTTTCGTGGTCAAGTTATTGATGAAGTTATTTCTATTGGTGAAAACTACACTAAAAAATACTGGGAAGATGACTTGTCTGATTATGCACCTGAAAGTGCTATTGACCGTTTTGAAGTTCTTGAGTATTGGGGTACAGTTGACATTGATATGCTGGAAGACCAAGACATCAATATTCCAGATGAACTAAAAGACTTTGACGAATTACAAGCAAACGTATGGATATGTAACGACAAACTTATTCGTATGGTTCTTAACCCATTTAAGCCAGCTAAGATTCCATACCATGCTGCACCATATGAATTAAACCCTTATTCATTCTTTGGTGTAGGTATTGCAGAAAACATGGACGATACGCAGACCTTGATGAATGGTTTTATGCGTATGGCTGTGGATAACGCCGTGTTATCAGGCAACTTGATTATGGAACTGGATGAAACTAATCTTGTACCGGGCCAAGACTTGTCACTGTATCCGGGTAAGGTATTCCGCAGACAAGGCGGCGCACCGGGTCAGGCTATCTTTGGTACAAAGTTTCCTAACGTATCCAGTGAGAATATGATGTTGTTTGACAAAGCACGTCAGCTTTCAGATGAATCAACAGGCTTGCCTAGTTTTGCACATGGGCAAACAGGTATATCAGGTGTAGGTCGTACTGCATCAGGTATTTCTATGCTTATGGGTGCAGCCTCTGGCAGCATTAAAACTGTAGTAAAGAACGTAGATGATTATCTCTTGCGTCCTATTGGCGAAGGTTTCTTTCGTTTTAACATGCAGTTTGACTTTGACCCAGAAATTAAAGGCGACCTAGAAGTTAAAGCACGTGGTACAGAAAGCCTTATGGCTAACGAAGTACGTAGCCAGCGTCTGATGCAATTCTTACAAGTAGCAAGCAGCCCAGCACTTGCACCTTTTGCTAAGTTTCAGTATGTAATTCGTGAAATTGCTACATCATTAGATTTAGACCCTGACAAAGTAACCAACAATATGGACGAAGCGGCTCTGCAAGCAGAGATTATGAAAGGCTTCCAAGCACCTGCTCCTGTACCGGGGCAAGAAGGCGCACCAGCGGGTGCTAACCCAATGGACCCTACAGGTGCAGGTGGAGGCACAATAGGCGTAGGACAGGCTCCTATGCCGGGTGAACAGGGATTTAGTGCAAATGGACAAGAAGCAAATACTCAGCAACCTCAAGCCGCTGGTGGGCAACAACCGCCAATGGGAGGCATTCAATAATTACTTGGATGATGCAATTGAGCAACATCATAAAGTAATGGAACAATCAACAGATGTTATTGCATTACATAGACAACAAGGCGCAATAGCAGTATTACGTAGACTTAAACAACTTAGGGATGAAATTAATAATGTCTGATATATCTGTACCTATTTCTCCATCTGAAATGGACCGTAAATTATTACTAGATACATTAGACAATATGGATGTTGTACGTTCTGGGGGTAAAGTTGTTCAAGGTTTAGTGAATAGGCGCAGTAGAGAAAAAGATAATGCAGAAGATATTAATCCAGCTTTTCCAACAGATATTTCTGAGGATGCAGATTTATCTCAAATTCAAAAAAGAGCAGCTTTAAATCTTTTAATTAGAGAAGAGTCTAGTGGTGGTCAAAATTTAGGATTAGAGTCTGCGGGTAATACTGTTGGTAGATATCATATACAACAGAATAAAGCAGCATTAATTAATCCTGAAATAAAAGATATGACTACGACAGAGTATCATAGGTATATATTAAATAACCCTGAAGCAGAAGAAGAATTAGTATCTAAATATATAGATACTGAAATAAATAAAATGTTAAAAAATAAAGGTGTAGACACATCCAGACTAAAACACAATGAATATGCTTCTATTGTTAGCAATTTATATAATAAAGGA